TCAAGGGCGTCGCCGATGCGGTGCGCCCATGCCTGCACGACGCGGGTATCGTGGCGACGCAGATGATCGACTACGACGAATCGGGCACGTTCGTGCGGACGGTGCTGGCCCACACTGGTGGCGGCAGCATTGAAAGCAGGTGCCCAGTGATCTGCGCCAAGTCGAACGACCCCCAGGCGATGGGGTCAGCGATCACCTACGCCCGCCGGTATGCGCTCGCAGCAATCTGTGGCGTGGCTCCGAGCGACGACGATGACGATGGCGAGTCAGCCGTGCGGCCACCTGTGAAGAAGAAGGCAAAGCCAGCAGGACTACCGAAGCCGCAACCGTTCGACTCAGTCGAGCACGCGCTAGAATCACTGGGACGATGCGCCGACAAGGGCAGCGTCAACATCTGGACACCACGAGTGCGGGCTTCCGGCTACACCGGCATAGACCGCCAAAATCTGGTCGAGGCAATGAACGAGCGACTGGCTCAGTTCGAGGAATAACACATGGCAAACTACAACCGCGTCACACTCATCGGCAACCTAACCCGCGACATCGAAATGCGGGCAACTCAGGGAGGTATGCAGGTCGCCAAGTTCGGCCTGGCGATCAACCGCAAGTCCAAGGACCAGGAAACTACCTGTTTCGTTGACTGCACGGCGTTCGACAAGTCTGCCGAGCTGCTGCACCGATACGTCCGCAAGGGCAGCCCGCTGTTCGTCGAGGGGCGGCTCGAGTTCTCCACATGGGAAGCCAAAGACGGCGGCGGCAAGCGCAGCAAGTTGTCGGTGGTGGTCGAGAACTTCCAGTTTCTGAGCGACGGCGAGCAGGCACCAAAGCGCCAGGCCACCCCCAAGGCTCAGGAAGAGTATGGCGACATCCCGTTCTAGCATTTCGCGCTGGGCCGGGCACGACACGCCAGGGCTGAAGCGCCGCCCACCCATATTCACGCGCACCCATTGCGCCAAGCGCAACCACGCATACGCCGAGTGGGGGCGCTACGGAAACGGCGTATGCCGAGAGTGCAAGCGACTCGACAACGCCGCCAAGGCTGCAACAGAAGGGCACCACAGGGAGCGCAAGAGGAAACGCAAAGCAGGGCAGTGCAAGCCGATACACATCGACCGCAGTGCTGGCACCACGTTGGCGATCCTCGACCTGGATGAGCGCATCGACCGCGAGCCAATGGCATGGCGGAAGGCAGAGCTCAGGCAGGAGCTGGCCCGGCTACAGGCGCAGAAAGCTCCGGCAGGGTGACACGCCGAGCCGTATGGGTATAATGGCCGGCGATGCAGGAAACACCCATCGGCGTAATAGCTGATCCGCTCCAGTCGTTAAAGGTCAGCATCGATACGCTGACCCTGGACCCGGCCAACGCACGCAAGCACGGCACCAAGAACCTTGACGCCATTAAGGCGTCGTTGCACGCGTTCGGACAGCGCAAGCCCATCGTGGTGCAGCGCAAAGGCATGATCGTCAGGGCAGGCAACGGCACGCTCGAGGCTGCCAAGGCTCTGGGGTGGTCCCACCTGGCCGCAGTCATCATCGACGAAGACAACGCGACCGCCAGCCAGTTCGCCATCGCAGACAACCGCACCGCCGAGCTTGCTGAGTGGGACGATGAGACGCTGGCCAGTCTGCTCGATGTCATGGAACCGGCAGACCGTGAGGCGCTGGCGTTCGACGAGGATGACATGCGCGAGCTGATGAGTGGGCTTGAGCCATCCACGCCCGACGAGGACGAGGCGCCACCGCTGCCCGAGGGCGACCCGATCACAAAGGAGGGCGACCTGTGGCTGCTAGGCAACCATCGGCTGCTGTGCGGCGACTCGACCAACGGCGCGGCGGTCTCCCGTTTGATGGACGGCGGCAAGGCATCGCTGGTCTTCACTGACCCACCTTATGGAGTGAGCTACCAGTCGAACAGGCGGACGAAGTCTGAGAAGTTCGATGTGCTCGAGAACGATGACCTCGTCCTGTCCGAGTGGATTCTGCACGCCAAAGAGCACAGCGAAGGCTGGGTGTTCGTGTGGACGACCTGGAAGGTGCTGGGCGCATGGACTCCGCTGGTTACGGGGTTCGGCCCGATTACCAACATGGTCGTCTGGAGCAAGGGGTGCGGCGGCATCGGAGACCTGAAGGGCACGTTCTCGACTGACTACGAGGTTGCCATCGTGTGCAACCGTGGCGCTGCGATCACGGGTAAGCGCATCGGCAGCGTGTGGTCGTTCGGGAAGGACGCGGCTGCCTCATACGTGCATCCGACGCAGAAGCCTGTGGCGCTGGCTGCCGAGGCCGTCGACAAGACAACGCAGAAGGGTGAGACCGTCCTGGATCTATTCCTCGGATCGGGCACGACCCTGATCGCCTGCGAGCAACTGGGGCGGCGCTGCTACGGCATGGAGATCAGTCCCGCCTACTGCGACGTAATCGTCGAGCGGTGGGAAAACCTGACAGGCAAGCAGGCGGTGCGTGGCAAGTAAGCGCAAGGCCAAGAAGACAGGGCGACCACGCTCGGTGATGACAGCCGAAGCATGTGCTGCCATCGTGAAGACCGTAGGGCTAGGCGTGTGGCCCGATCGTGCTGCACAGATCCACGGAGTCGCATCTGCCACGATGAGGGCACACAGGGCACGCCACCCATCGTTTGCAACGGCTTTAGAAAAGGCAGAGGCCACAGCCGAAGCCGGGTTCATGGCGAAGATTCTGCGACACACCGAGAAGCAGTGGACCGCTGCGGCTTGGATGCTCGAGCGACGATGGCCTGACCGCTGGGCCAAGCGCGAGGTCGTGCTAGATTCCTCAGACGTTGAGCCTGACCCACGCTTTGACTAGCACCGCCATAGCACCGTTCTGGCGCCTTGATGTGCCAGAGATCGCAGAGAGCGGCACCATTGCACGCGGTGGCATGTTCCATCATCAGCGCGAATGGTGGGAGCTGCCCAACTTCATACGCGGCCTGGTCACTGGCTACGGCGGCGGCAAGACGATGGCGCTGGGCAAGCGCATGATCTGGCTCGCACTGAAGAACGCACCCGTGCCCGTGGTCACTGTGTCGCCGTCTTACCCGATGGCGTTGACCACCATCGTGCAGACCATCGACGAACTACTCGCGGGCAAGAGCAAGAACGAGCCAGAGCTGCGCTACAACCTGTTCCGATCGCAGCCGTATCGCTTCGACATCCGACTCGGTGACCGACGCGCCACGATTCTGTGCATGAGCGGCGAGCGACCGGAGCGTCTCAAGGGCAGCAACATCGCAGCCGCCGGCATCGACGAGCCGTTCATTCAACCCGTTGAAGTGTTCCAGCAGATCCTCGCCCGTGTGCGTCACCCCGATGCCAAGCAGCGCGAGATCAACATCACAGGCACGCCCGAGGGTGTAGTCGGCTGGGGCTACGACCTGTTCCAGGGTGACATGCGCGATAAGCACGACCTGGGCCTGGTGCAATGCGCGAGCACCGAGAACCTGGCGCTGCCAGCCGGATACCTCGAGCGCCTGGTCAACAGCTACGACGAAGCCGCCGCCGAGGCATACGTTCATGGCAAGTTCGTCAACCTGTCCACTGGTCGCGTCTATCACAGCTACGACCCTGACATACACTCGGTAGACGTAGAGAAGCCAGCCGAGGCAGAGCTATGCGTCGGTATGGACTTCAACGTGAACCCGCTGGCGTTCGTTGTGTTCTGGCGCACTCAGTCACGCCTGCACATCGTTGGCGAGCACGAGCTACCCAACTGCGACGCCGAGCAGGCCGCGCAGTTCATCCGAGACAAATACCCAACGGTGCGAAGGATATACCCAGACGCGAGCGGCCAGAATCGTCAGCACGCTGGTGCCGGCGGCAAGAGCGCACACGGGTACCTACGCGACGCTGGGTTCACTATCTGCGCCAGGCGAGCGAACCCGCAGATCGTTGACAGGATCAACGCCTGCAACGGTGCGCTGCGTCATGGTCGCGTCACCATCGCACCAAGCTGCCGCAAGATGCGGGCGTATCTGCTTGGCTACACGCACACCGACAGCAACAAGCAAGTGCAGAAGGATATGAGCCACCTGCTTGACGCCTTCGGCTACCCAGTTTCCTACCTGTTCCCAGTTGACCGCAACAAAGCCACGACGGTGGCCTTCCGACAATGAGCATCTACCACGACGACTACCAGTCAACCGCACCGCTATGGCGCAAGGTGCGCGACTGCATCAAGGGCGAAGACCAGATCAAGCGAGAGCGCGAGGTCTATCTGCCAATGCTGACAAGCCAGCGCGAGAGTGGTGACATGTATGCGATGGAGTCCTACGCCAACTATGTGTTGCGGGCGTCGTTCTATGCTGCCGCGTCACGCACGCAGGAAGGTCTAGTCGGTGCAGTGATGCGCCGCCCGGCCAACATTGAAGGCATCCCCGACGCGCAACTGCAACAGCTACAGGATGACGCTGGCCCCAACTATGAGGGTCTCGACGCCATGGCAATGCAGCAACTGGGCGAGATCGTCAGCGTGGGCCGCTATGGGTTGCTGGTCGAGCGCGGTGACGATGCGACGCTGCCGCCATACCTGTGCGTCTTCAAGGCCGAGGACATTGTCTACTGGAAGTCCACCGACTACGGCGGGCGCAACCTGCCCACGACCATCGCCATCAGGCAGACGTATGAGGTGCCGCAAGAAGGCGACCTGATTGGCACCGAGACGGAAACCAAAGAGCAGTTTCTGATCCTGCGCCTGGGTCGTGCTACCGATCACGCATATGCCCACCAGACCGAAGGCGGCGAGGCATTGGCGGCAGCGCCTGTCGATGACCTGATCTACTGGCAGGAGTACTGGCGCAGCGTTGACAGCAAGGGCGGCGGCGTTCGTAGTGGTGGCCTCGAGCTGCACAGCGTCAAGGTGCCCACCAAGAACGGCGGGCGATACTGGGGCGAGATCCCCATGGACATCGTCAACGCCAGCGGTGGCGTCACGGTCAACGTGGAGCAGCCGCCAATGCTCGGCCTGGCGAACGTGATGTTGTCGCACTATCGCGGCAGTGCCGACCTTGAATGGGGCAGGCACATGACGGCGATCCCGCAGCCGTGGGTCTCAGGCTTCCAGCTTGAGGAAGGTGCCAAGCTGGTCGTCGGGTGTGGCTATGCCTGGGCCAGTCCCGAGCCTGGCGCAAATGCTCAATACCTCGAGTTCTCTGGTGCTGGCCTTGGTCAGATCCGCGAAGGACTCAAGGACAAGGAACAGCAGATGGCGGTGCTCGGTGCTCGGATGCTCGAGGAGCAACCAGCCACAGCCGAGGCCATGGGCACGGTGCGGCTTCGGCAGGCAGGCGAGCGCAGCGTGTTGACCACGATGGCGCAGAACGTCAGCGAGGCCATGACGCGAGCGATTCAACGATGGATGGCCTGGCAGTTCCCGGCCTACGATGACACGGCGCAGGCCGACGAGATCCAATACACGCTGGCGGCAGACTTCGACGCATCGCGCATTGACCCCGCCGAACTGGCTACGCTGACGCAGAGCCTGCAAGCGGGCACCATCTCGTGGGAGACTTACAGCTTCAACCTGCGCCGTGGCGAGATGCTGCCGCCTGGTGTGACCGATGACGAGGAGCGCGAGCGCATCCAGCTCGGTGCGCCTGGTCGTAGCCGCAAGGACGAGATGACCATGTTGCAGACCGACGTACGAGACGGGCGCATCAGTCAGCGCACATACCTGGAGAGCATCAAGGCGCTCGGTATGCTCGGCGATGTCGAAGTCGATGCCGAGATCCAGGCGGCAGCAGATGACAAGGAACGCACCGCCGAAGCGCAGATGGCGAGGTTCATGCAGCGCGTGCCAGATGATAGCGGTAAGCAAACCGACAGCACCAGCACGGCAGAACCAGATCGAGCCGCAGAGGTTGACACCGAAGCACCGCCGCCGACGCTCAACGAGTTGACGCTCGGCGCAGAGCGACTGGTCAGAGCAGGCAACAAGGCAGGCGCGAACACACTGTTGAAGGAAGCCGCCGACCTTCTTGGCGTCAAGACGCTCGGCAAGGTTGGCAAGACTGACCTATGAGTGGCATCCCGCCCATCAACCCCGGCGTCAGGAGCCGAAGCACGCGGCAGCTACGGCAGCAGTTGCGGCTGCGGGCTGGTGAGTTCCTTACCAGGTTCAACCGTCACGATGTGTTGATGGCTCGAGCAGTGCGCGGCGTGCAGATTGAAGCGGTGCAGGAGTTTCGGCGCATGATCGCCAGGCCACTGATCGAGAGCATCGGCAAGACGTTGGCCGGCTTCGATGCGCGTGGTCGCAACGTCACGCCAGAGCAGTACCCAGAGATCCGCATACTGCTCGCCGAGATCGACGAGATCATCAGGCGCGGCATTCTGGAACTACGCAACCTGACCGAGCAGCGCCTCGAGGAAGTCGGGCAACGCGAAGCCGACTTCGTAGCCGAGAACGTCGAGAAGACCACCGACGAGACGGTAGGCCGCGTGGCTGCGCCTGACCCATCGCAGCAGCGTTTGCTGGGCGACAAGCCAGAGCAGTGGTTCGAGGAGATGCTGGAAGGACCGACAGGCAACAACGTGCGTCGGCGACTGCTGCAAGGACTCGAGGAAGGCGAGACGGTTGACCAGATCGTTCGAGGCATCAAGGGCACACGCACCGAGGAAGGCATTCTCGGCAAGTCAGAGACGGGCGTCGATACCCTGGTTCGCACCGCTGCCACCAGCGAGAGCGCGGCGGCACGGGAGGAGACGTTCCGCGAACTCGAGATCACGCACTGGCGCTTCGTCGCCACGCTTGACAGCCGCACGACGATCAGGTGCGCCAGTCTCGACAACCAGGTCTTCAAGGTGGGCGAGGGACCAGTGCCGCCACTGCACCCTAACTGTCGAAGCACCGTCGTGCCTGACTTCGGCGAGGAACCGTTCGGCACCCGCGCCGCGTTCGATGGTCAAGTCGAGGCGGGCGTCACGTTCGAGGAATGGCTGACCACTAGACCACACGCCGAGCAAGAAGAGATGCTTGGCAAGCAGAAGTCTGCGGCATGGCGTCGCGGAGATATAACCCTGAAGCAGATGCTTGGTAGAGATCTGCAACCCTTAACACTGGCAGAACTGCGCGAAAAGGACGCGCTCTGATCACATGATTCGCAAGACATACAACACGCAGGAAGAGATCCCCGAGCCGTTGCGCGAGCACTACGCCGACACCGGCAGCGGTTGGCAGATGCAGCTCGAGGGCGACGACAAGCCCGCCGTAGACATGACCCGCTACCGCGAGATGCGCGACAACAACATCAAGATGAAGTCGCAGCTCGACGAGTTGATGACCGAGCAGCAGAAGGTGCGCGATCAGTACAAGACGATGATCGACAAGGCGCAAGGCGAGGAGGAAGCGAACCTGCTCAAGAAGGGGCAGTTCGACGAGGTGCTCGAGCGTCGCACGCAGTCCATCAAGTCGGAATACCAGAGGCAGTTCGAGGATCTGAACGAGCAGCGCGAGCAAGCCGAGAAGGCGAACTCGGCGGCACGGCAGCGGTTCGGCTCGGTCTACCTGGCCGACCAGCTCAGCACCGCACTCGAGAGCAAGAAGCTCAGGTTGCGATCCACGGCACGCGCTGACCTGCTGACGCGAGCCAGCAACAACTTCGAGCCGAACGAGGCACTCGACCAGCTAGTCAGCAAGGATCGCGGCGTCGATGGGCATGGCAAGGATCTGACCATCGACGCATGGCTCGACCGCACGGTGACCGATGCGCCGCACCTGTTCGATGGTGGCGATGGTGGTGGTGCCAGGCCAGGCGGTGCCGGCGGTGCTGGCATCAATATCGCTGATGTCAAGGACGACCCGGCGGCGTTCGTTGCTGCCGCTGAGAGAGTCAACAAGGGGGAAGCCAAGTGGCAATAGCCATAGCCAGCGTGCGCTTCCGTCGTCGTGGTGGGCGCTTCCAGTTGGAGGTGCCCAAGGGCAGCAGGTTGCTGTGCGTCTACCAGCACGCCAACAGCTACTGGTATGCAGACCTTGCCGCGCCGGTTGGCGAGAGCGCCACCGAGATGATCGACATGTGTCTGCTTAACGGCAAGGAAACCGCCGACCTGGACCTCGACCGCTGGGCCATGGTGGGGCAAGCGACAAGCCTGCAAGGCCGAGCCAGTTACGTGTTCCACAAGCAGGCCGACCCAGCGCCCAAGAAGCGACCCAGCAAGCCGAAGAAGCCGCCTGCCGTGCCGCCCGTTGACACGGACCAGCTTCCTCGACTATAATGCGCCCGCGTGGCCTTCAGCGTCTTAGACGCAGCCACGCGCCGTAGACGCGCACCCATGTAGCTGACAGAGTCGGCTGCGGGGGTTGCGCTGATTGAGTAGCCCGGCGGGCTATTCGCAGCCGGGCCGGTTGTGCGGGAGAACACAACCATCAACGAATAGGAGCGGGCGACGCCTGTTTCGTGGTCGGCCCGGTAGAGATCAT